GTACAAAGATGCCTTTGTTGTTGGGCACCGAGATCTACAGGCCGGAAAGGAATGTCCGTCCTTCGATGTGAAGAGGTGGATGGATGACGCCGAGACGTAACTAAGTACAAACAGTAGATAACCTAAGCAGCCCCATCGGGAGAAATCCTGGTGGGGCTTTTTTATTTTTCCCAGGAGGAAATGAATGACCAGCGCAAACACCATCAAGACCACGGAAATCCGTAATCGAATCGGCCACGACTCACAGCTACGTAAGATTATGGACCACATGGTTCTCAAGGGAAACATCTCCGCGATGGAAGCCCGTAACCTCTACCGCGTGGAACGGCTGACTTCCCGCATTCACGAACTGAAGAAGCTGGGCTTGGACATTATTAGCGAGCGTAAATATGACCTGACGAACACGGCATACACCCGCTACTTCCTCTTGTAAGGGGAGAGCTATGAGCCAGGTGACTGACTCAGAATTTATCCAACATGAACCGTGTCCATCCTGTGGCAGCAGCGATGCGCTTGCCAGGTACAGCGATGGGCACGGCCATTGTTTCAGTTGTAAACATTATGAACCTGGAGACAACGAACAACCAAAGAAGGTGCAAAGGGTGTCTGGAGATTTAATCAATGGAGAATATAAGGAACTCAAGAAACGTCTTATCAGTGAGGAGACGTGTCGTAAGTTCGGGTACGAAGTTGGAACTTACTCACAGCAACCCGTTCAGATTGCCCCCTTCCACGACGACAAAGGTAACGTGGTGGCCCAGCATCTCCGCTTTCCTAACAAGGATTTTCTCTGGTTGGGTGATGCGAAGAAAGCCAAGGGTCTCTGGGGGCAACACCTCTGGAGAGATGGGGGGAAGCAAGTGGTTATCACAGAGGGTGAGATTGATTGTATGTCGATCTCTCAACTCTGGGACAACAAGTGGCCTGTGGTCTCGCTTAAAAGCGGAGCAGCAGGGGCTAAGAAGGATCTTGCCAAGTCAGTGGAATGGCTTGAGAAGTTTGAGAGCGTAGTTCTCTGCTTCGACATGGATAAGCCAGGGCGGGATGCGGTGGAAGCCTGTACCTCTGTGATTTCCCCAGGGAGATTGAAGGTGGTTCAGCTTCCCCTGAAGGACGCCAACGAAATGCTCCAGGCGAACCGGACCAAGGAACTCTTGGACGCAATCTGGGGGGCCAAGGTGTACCGGCCTGATGGGATCGTGAGTGCCGCCGACTGTTGGGATCTGGTGGTGAAGGAAGATCCTATGAGTGAGCGGGGCTACCCATGGGATGGGCTGAATGCGCTCACGCAAGGACCACGCACAGGGGAAGTCACCACGTTCTGTGCTGGATCAGGGATCGGGAAGAGTGCTGTGTGTCGGGAGATAGCGGCTCATCTAATCAAAGGGGGGGATTCAGTTGGCTACATCGCTTTGGAAGAGAGCGTGCAACGAAGTATCAGAGGACTGCTTAGTATTGAAATCAACCTTCCACTCCACCTACCAAGCGTTAGACGCTCTGTGTCCGAAGTACACCTTCGGGGGGCTTGGGAGTCTCTTAAAGACAAAGCCTATTTTTACGATCATTGGGGTAGCGTGGGGTCTGACAACTTGCTCAATCGCATTCGTTTTATGGCTCATGGTTGTGGGTGTCGTTGGGTTGTACTGGATCATATTAGCATTGTTGTATCTGGTGACGGTGAAGGTGATGAGCGAAGAAAAATCGACAACCTCATGACCTCCATTCGATCCCTGGTTGAGGAACTACAGATCGGGATGCTCCTGGTCTCACACCTCAAGAGACCCGAAGGGAAAGGCCATGAGGAAGGGGCGGCTACCTCCCTCGCTCAACTCCGTGGGAGTGCCGCGATTGCCCAACTCTCTGACATGGTGATTGGGATGGAGCGCAACCAGCAAGACCCTGAGGAGTCGCACATCACCACCGTGCGTGTCCTCAAGAACCGCTATACCGGAGAGACAGGGTTAGCCTGCCGGTTGGCCTATGACAAAACCACAGGGCGTCTCTCAGAAGTGAATGAGAACCCATTCAAGGAAGGGGAAACGAGTGACACAAGCGTTAGTGCCGCAAGCGGGGTGGGAGCGGGAACTGATTACTGAGTCAGTCCGCGCCGCAGTGTTGAAGGTGATGGGTGGGGGATTCTCTCCCGCCTTCATCCACAGGATCACAGACATCACGACTTCGGGAGTGTTGGAATTGGTGTTGACCAAGAAGCAATCTGAGAAGCAATCTGAGACGTTCAGGATGGTGATACCGGATTTCACTGGGTTTGTCCTGATGTGTCGTCTTCTGGATGAGATTGAGAAGACGATCCCAGCGGTCTCCCAGATCCATCTAAGGTGCCCGTTGGTGACACGACATGAGTTCATGGGGTGTCTCAACAGCAAAGGTGTGGTTGGTGAAGCTGACTGAGGAACAACTACGTAAGCTCCTCTGGAAGGCTTGCGAAGAAATCGAAATGATGTGTGTCTCGTACTATGACGTACCACAAACAAGGAAGTGGGCGAACGAGACCTTGGAAAAACTACGGAGGGAATGATGCAGCTTGTAACGGATGTGAAAAAGGATGTGGTTGCGATTACGGTAGATACTGACTCGGATGGTGATGTTGAGGTGAAGGCTAATGGGGTGTGGGTTCTCTGGATCTTCAGAGGTGGTTCTATAGTGATCAACAACATTCCTGCGGATGTTCGTAGGCTAAAGCAACTCGGTTTCCAGGTGGATGAGGTGACTGAAAAGTTGGTGGTTACATTCTAACCTATGCAAGGAATCATCTTCGACATAGAAACCAACGGGCTTCTTCCTGAGTGTACAAAGATCCATTGTATCGCCATGAAGGATACCGTAGGGGGAGAGGTGCGGTCCTTCGGTGGACACACGGATGAGCAGGTACGCGGGTGCCTCTCCCATCTGGAAGATGCCCCTCTCCTCATAGGACACAACATCAAACGGTTCGACATCCGCGCCTTACAAAAGGTGTATCCCGCATTCAAACCTAAGGGGGTGGTGCGGGATACCCTTACCATGTCTCAACTCATCTGGCCTGACATCAAGCCAAATGACTATGCGTACATCCGAAAGAACCCTCACTTCCCCAAGAATATGATCGGACGCCACGGGTTGAAAGCCTGGGGGTACCGCTTGGGGTTGAACAAGGGGACGTTCGGAGAGACTTCAGACTGGGCACAGTGGTCTCCTGAGATGCAGAAGTACTGTGAACAGGACGTACTGGTAACGGAGCAACTGAAGAAGCTCATCGATAGTAAGCAGTATTCCGAAGAGGCGATAGAGTTAGAGCATGACTTCCTAGACATGCTGATCTGGCAAGAGGAGAACGGCTTTCCCTTCGATGAAGAAGGGGCCAAGAAACTCTATGCGGAACTGTGTGCGGAGCGGTTCATGCTGGATCGGAAGATTGGTTGCTTCCAGTATCCACCGTTCAAGACCATCACGAAGTTCACCCCGAAGCGGGATAACAAACGCCTGGGGTACAAACGTGGTGAGACGATTGAGAAGGTGCGGCTGGTGGAGTTCAATCCCACCAGTCGAACACACATCGCAAAGGTGCTGATTCAGAACGGGTGGAACCCCACCGCGTTCACCGATACCGGCCAACCGAAAGTCACCGATGAAGTCTTAGAACAACTCAAGATTTCCGATGAGAACCCGAACGGCTGGTATGAGTGCAACCTGTTTCAGCGATACTTTGAAATCGAAAAGATCATTGGGATGCTCGCTGAGGGTAAGCAAGCCTGGTTGAAGCTGGTCAAGAACGGACGGATTCATGGAGAAGTAATCGGCAATGGAACAGTGACAGGGAGGTGTGCCCATAGACACCCCAACTTAGCTCAAATCCCTAAAGAGGGAGACCTTGGGCATAGATGCAGAGACCTCTTCACCACGATCCCAGGATACAAGCTGGTGGGTGCGGATGCCAGCGGCTTAGAGCTACGTATGCTGGGTCACTTCATGAGCCGCTACGATGGTGGGGCTTATGTTGTGGTGGTGACAACCGGCGATGTCCATACGGTCAACCAGAAGGCGGCTGGACTACCAACCCGAAGCAAGGCGAAGACGTTCATCTACGGGTTTCTCTATGGGGCTGGTGATGAGAAGATCGGGACCATCGTGGAGTTGACTCATGCGGAGGTACAGGATCTCCTCAACAACAACCAGAAGCGCCGTGAGTACGCAATCAAGAAACTTCAGAAGGACAACCGGAAGCCTACACCTGAGACGGTTGCCACGATCATCAAGGGTGGTCTCATCAAGACCCAGTTCCTCAACGGACTTCCCGCGTTGAAGCTCCTGAGGGATGCGGTGGCTGAGAAGGTGAAGACACAGGGGTACCTGGTGGGGTTGGATGGAAGAAGGCTGGATTCACGTTCACCACACTCCGCATTGAATCTCCTCTTACAATCCGCTGGGGCGTTGGTGATGAAGAGAGCGATGGTGGATCTGTACAAGAGTCTCGGTGCGTCTCAAGACATCCACAAGCGGAATACATTCATCGTCGTCAATGTACACGATGAAATCCAAATCCTAGTACGCGAGGGAGAAGAGGAGCGGATTGGAAACCTTGCAGTCCAGAAAATCAAAGAAGCAGGGGAACACTTCAAACTCAGGTGTCCACTTGACGGTGAATCGAAGATCGGACGGACGTGGCACGACACCCATTGATCCTCTCCGTATCACAGCGGAGCATTACTTAGGTGCCACCAGTGAGCTACTTGCTGCGGCCTATTTT